ACTATTGGGATAAATGGGCAGATATTGATGGCGATATAAACATTGATTATGGTAATAAATGGATTAATTGGAATGGCACTAATCAATATGAAAATGTGTTAAATGAATTAAAAACAAATCCAACAAGCCGAAGATTATTAATTTCAGGTTGGGATCCTTCAAATTTATCAAAAGTTGATTTACCTTGTTGTCATTACAGCTATCAATTTTGGAGTGACGGAATTAATTTAAATTTATTATGGAACCAAAGATCTGGTGATTGGATGATTGGTATACCCTCAGATATGGTGTTAGCTTCAACAATGCTTTTATGTTTTGCAAGTTTAAGTAATTTAAAACCACAAAATATTAAAATGATTATTGGTGATGCCCATATTTATGAAGAGCATTTTGAAAATGTTAATATACAGCTTAATAGTACTTTATATGAGCTGCCAAGATACAAATTTAAAGCTCAATCTAGTTTATACAGCTTTTGGCCTGAAAATCTTGAAATTGCAAATTATAGATATAATAATAATATCAAATACTTATTAAAGGAATAGCATGCTAAATAATATTAAAGAAATGCATAATAAATTTAAAGTTACAGATTTTATTAATAATAATTCAAATAATAAACTTCTTTTACAAAAGTTTTTAAAATTTAGATTAGACTTTATTAAAGAAGAATTAGATGAAACATTTAATGCTTATGCTAATAAAAATGATATAGAAGTGTTAGATGGTTTAATTGACATATTGGTGGTAACTTTAGGCACTTTAGATGCGTTTAAATGTGATACATCTAAAGCTTGGCAAAATATACATAATTCAAATATGTCTAAAACGCCTGGAGTTAATTTAACAAGACCAAACAATTTTTCTTTGCCTGATATGGTTAAGGGAAAAAATTTTAAAAAGCCTGAAATAAAAAATTATACAGGTTTATTAAAAGACATACTAAATAAATAAAGGAGACATATATGTTATTAGAAAATGTAGATATTAGTTGGGTAAAATTTGATTCTGCAAATCCCGACTTAGGCTTTGATAAGAAAAGCCCACAATATAGTTGTACTATAAAAACAGACAACAAAGAACATGCAGAAGCATGGAAAAAAGCTGGAATAAATATAAAACCTGCTGAAGAAAACGGAAAAGTAGTTTACTCTGCAACTCTTAAAAAGAAAATTTATGCAGATGCTGATGGTAAATATACAACACAACCGCCAGCTGTAGTTGATAAACAATTACAACCAATTATTAAAACCAATACTATTGGAAATGGTAGTAAAGGAAATGTGCAAGTAAGATTAAAACCTTATGAGTATATGGGTAAAACTGGTATTTCTGTTCAATTATTAGCTATGCAAATTACTGAGCTTAAAGAATATCAAGGCGGAGATTCTTTAGAATTTAAAGCCATTGATACTGATACAGCAGTAATTTAATAATAAACATTTGGCTGGGCCTTCGGGCCTGGCCTTTAAAGGTTTAAAATGAATAAAGAAATTATAAAGTTTAAAAATATAGAGCTTAAACATTCTTTTAATTTAGATCCTGATGAATTAAAATTAATTAAAAATAATTCAAAAAAATCTATAGTTAAACGTTTTTATTTGCCTCTTGAAAAAAAAGAAATAGGTCTTGTTAACTCAGACACTGATAGAATTGAAATTGTTATTAAAGTTGGTATGATTTTAGATTTAACTCAAATGCATCCTGACGATTTAGAAATAGTATATGAAGAAGCAAATATAACCGAAGAATTTCGCAAATATTACCCTTGTAATTATTTGTATACAATAAATAGTTGGCGAATTGTTCAATAAAAGGAATACAAAATGAAAATAATTTATGATTTGGAAACAAACGGTCTTGTAGATACAGTTAGCACAATATGGATTGCAGTTACTAAAAATATAGAAACAAATGAAATTATAACGTTTTCAGATTATGATAAAAATTCAAAACCTTTAAATGAATTATTGCCATTTTTAAATAAAGCAAAAGTTTTAATTGGTCATAATATTATTAATTATGATAATGTTGTTTTACATAAACTTTTAGGTTGGCAGCCACAAAATATTAAAATGATTGATACAATGCTTTTAAGTCAAATGAATAATTTTAGACGAGAAGGCAAACATTCACTTAAAAATTTTGGGCAATTGCTTGGAGATGCAAAATTAGAATTTAATAACTTTTATGAATATAGCGAAGATATGAAAACTTACGCTATTCAAGATGTAAATTTAAACCATAAAGTTTATAATTTTGTTAGTAAAGAAGCAGCACAACTAATTAAAAACAGACCAGCATATCAGCAGGCGTTAAGAACTGAACACGCGATTGCTGAGCTATGTGCAAATCAAGTTAAAAATAAATGGAAATTTAATATTGAATTAGCAAAAAAACGTTATTTATATTTAACTTCTGAAATGAAAACTATTGAAGATAAAATAAATCCTACTTTAAAACCAAGAAAAATTTTAATTGATAAGGATCCTAAAAAGGCTCGTTATTTGCAAAACGGAAATTTTAGCGCAGTTACTGTTAGAATGCTTTCAGAATATTTAAATAAAGAAATTAAAGCAACAGACACACATTTATGGGCACCAAATAAAACTTTTCAAAGATTTAAAATGGTTGAAGCTGATTTAGGAAATATGGATCAAGTGAGAGGAATGCTATTAGATAATGGATGGCAGCCAACTCAATTTACTCCTAAAGGTGAGCCTAAAATTACAGATGATAGTTTAGCAAGTATTAATTCTGAAGTTGGCAAAGAAATAATATATTATTATTCTTTAAGATCTAGACATTCAGTTTTAAAAGGTTGGATTGAGCTTGCAGAAGCAAATAATAATAGAGTATACGTAGAGGCTTTTAATTTAGGCACGCCTACATTTAGACAAAGACATTCAAAAATAGTTAATGTTCCAGGAGCTAAATCATTTTTTGGAAAAGAAATGAGAGAACTATTTATAGCGGATGAGGGAAAAGTAATGGTAGGTTGTGATAGCAGTGGCAATCAAATAAGAGCATTAGCGCATTATTTAAACAATAAAGAAGTTAATAATCATATTTTAAAAGGCGATATACATCAACATAATGCTGATACAATAGGAATATCAAGATCCTTAGCTAAAGGAGTTTTGTATGCTTCTGTATTTGGCGCTGGTGCGCGTAAACTTGGAAAAATGGTTACTGGAATAGAAGATCTTGATAAAGGCAAAGAAGTAAAGGCTAAACTTTATGAAGCCTTACCAGGTCTTAAAGAACTTATTGCAAAATTAAATAATTTCTTTTATACAACACAAAACAAAACAGGTTATGGGTATATTCCGGCTTTAGATGGCAGAAAAGTATATGCAGAATCATCTTTTAAATTATTAAATTATTTATTACAATCTTTTGAAGCAATTACAGTTAAAACTGCTGTTGTTAACGCTTTTAAAATGTTTAAAGAAGAAAATTTAGAAGTTGATATGCTAGCTTTAGTGCATGATGAAGTTCAGGTACAAACTAAACCAGAAAATACAAAAAGAGTTAAAGAAATACTATCTTACTCATTTGGAGATTTTATTACAAAAAAATTAGATTTAAATATTCAAATGGCAGGAGATGCAAAGGAAGGGTTAAACTGGAATGAAACACACTAATAAAGGAATTATAGGATTAGTTGATGGAGATGTTTTATTGTATCGAGCATGCAATAAAGCAATAAAAGATAATTTAAATGTAAAAAATGTATTTGATAATATTTATAAAGAAATTAAAATAAATACAGGTTGCGAAAAATATCATATGCATATTTCTGGTAAAGGTAATTTTAGAAAAGAAATAAAACAACCTTATACAATTTATAAAGGCAAAAGAAAAGATAAGCCGGATAATTTTCGTGAGTTAAAAGATTATGTTATTGCTAAATATAAACCTATAAGCAAAGATGGATTTGAAGCTGATGATACAATTTCAATAGAAGCTACAAATTATTTAAATAATAATCAATTGTATATGCTTATAACTATAGACAAAGATTTAAAAACTATAGGTGGATTATTTTATAATATTATGCATAATAATTTAATTGCTGTATCAAAATATGAAGCAATTGCATTTTTTCATGAGCAGCTATTAACAGGCGATTCAGTAGATAATATTCCAGGAGTGGAAGGCATTGGGCCTGTAAAAGCTAAAAAAATTTTAAAAGATAAAAATTTAGTAGAGCAATTTGAATCAATTTTAAAAACTTATAAACTTTATTATAAAAAAGATTATAGAAATCGAGTAGAAACAATGGGTAAAATGTTATACTTGTTAAAAAAAGAAAACGATAATTGGACAATAAATTATTGGAAAGGCTTTATTAAACATGTATAAATTAACAATTAGAGGAATTTGTGCAATGGCAAATTCTAATGCAAAAAGACGAAGTAAGAAAAAACATTTACCTTATAATTTAAGCACTAATTATTTGCAATCAATTTTTCCAAAAGATTTTATATGCCCAATATTAAAATATAAAATGATTGTAAATAAAAAACAAGTAGGTAAACTTAGCCCGACATTAGACAGAATTAATCCAAGGCTAGGCTATGTTAAAGGCAATGTTGAATTTGTATGTATGCTAGCTAATCATATGATGAGCAATGCAAATGGAAATGATTTAAAACGATTTAGTAAATGGATTAATAATAGATATAGAAGAGAAGGAAATAATAATGACAAAAAATACATTTATAAAACACACGGAGTGCAGCTCATGTGGAAGTTCTGATGCAAATGCAGTATATTCTGATGGGTCTACTTATTGCTTTAGTTGTAAAAAAAGTACTCAAGCCGGAAGCCATGATATAATACCTGAGTTTAATGTTGTTCAAACACAATTAAGCTTAGAAGAAATTGCTTTACTTCCTGTAGAGCCTATTAGAAACATATCTAAAAAAGTTTTATATGATGCCGGCGTTAAGGTTGAATATGATCAAGACAGAAATGTTATAAGCCATTTTTATCCAATCACAATTAATAAAAAAATTAAAGCTTATAAGAAAAGAATAGTAGCAACTAAAGATTTTAGAGTTGTGGGTAAAGCAGAAGTACCTGAACTATTTAATCAAGTTAATTGCGGTAGATATAAAAATTTAGTTATTACAGAAGGTGAAATAGATTGCTTATCTATACTTGAAATGCTTTCAAAAGCAAAAGCAAAATTTGATGTCGTATCAATTGTTAATGGTGCCCAAAGTGCCAGAAGAAATATTGCATCTAATTTAGACTTTATTAATAAATACGATAAAGTATTTTTAGCATTTGATAATGATGAACCTGGAATTGCTGCTGCAAATGATGTAGCCCATATAATTAAACCTGGCAAAGCGCATATTGTTGCTAGCGCATATAAAGATGCAAACGATGCTTTATGTAAAGAACAATCAGAAGCATACCTTTCTCATGTTTGGGGTGCTAAAGTTTATAAGCCGGATAATTTTGTTAGTGGCGAAAAAATTTGGGAAGCATTTAAAGAAAGATCCACAGTTAAATCTGTTCCTTATCCTGATTGCCTTAAAGGCTTAAATGATAAATTATTTGGAATGAGATTAGGTGAAATTACCTTATTTACATCTGGTACAGGTTCAGGTAAATCAACAGTTGTTAAAGAAACAATATTAAATTTGCTAGAAAAATCTGATACTAAAATAGGGCTAATATCATTAGAAGAATCTATTGGAGATACTGCAACAAAGCTTATTGGTATGTCTATTAATAAAAATATTAGAATGCCTGGTGATGTTAGCGATGAAGAAGCTAGAAAAGGTTATGAAAAAGTATTTGGTGATGAAAGATTAATATTGTTAGACCACCAAGGATCGGTAGCTGATACTTCTTTATTAGATAGGATTGAATATTTAGCGGCTTTAGGTTGCAGCTATTTAATTCTTGATCATATTACAATTGCTGTTAGTGAAGGCGTTGATGGATCAACAGGTAATGAAGCTATTGATAAAGTTATGTCTTCTTTATTAAAAATTGTTAAAAGGTATAATATTCATTTAACTTTAATATCTCATTTAAGAAAAAGTTCTGGAGATGGTAAGTCATTTGAAGAAGGTGTTATGCCTAATTTAGATTCTATAAAAGGATCTGGAAGTATAAAACAAATAAGCTTTGACATTATAGGTTTTGCTAGAAACATGATGGCAATTGAAAAATCTGATAGAAATATAGTTAAATTTGCTGTGTTAAAGTCTAGATTTAGTGGTGATACAGGTATGTGTGGCCAAGCAATTTATAATGTAGACACAGGAAGATTAAATTACAATGAAAGTAATTTAGCTTTTAAAGAAGTGTTATAACCAGTTTCGGTTAGAAGTTAGAACTGAACGTAAGACCTTATAGGCAACAGCTAACAGACAATGGTAGGTGGATGAGCAATAGGCTTTTCCTCTCTCGGCCTACATCACTACTAGTAAACCGAAGCAGCTGAGCAACCTGTTTAAAAGGCTCACAAATAAAGGAAATATGAAATATAAACCATTACCAAATACACTAACAATAAAAGAATCTGATATTGAAGGCTTAGGATTATTTGCTACTAAAGATATAAAGAAAAATACTAATTTAGGAATGATGCATTATATAACTGAGTTTTCAGAAGTTATAAGAACACCATTAGGTGGATTTATTAATCATAATAATAAACCAAATTGTATAAAAGAAAAGGAAGATTTAATTTATGAAGAAAGAACATATTTAATCACGAATAGATTAATTAAAAAAGGTGAGGAATTAACTGTTAAATACACAATGTATAAGGTATAAAAATGATGGAACAATTAATATTAGCATTAAAGGCCCATGCTAAAGGTCATATTGAAAAACATAAAGCAAATGTAATTTTATTATTACAAAAATCAACAGGTATAGCTGAGCATCCTGATATTATAGAAACTATAGAAAAAGAATTAAAAATTATATCTGAATATGATGATCAACTAGAAATGATCGAAAAATATTTTGAATGATTACAGGGTGGCTTTTATACCACCCTATAATTTAAATTTTATTTTTTATCACCTCTAAATATTTGTGTACCTTTTATACCATATATACTGGCAACAACTAGGATCCACAAATTAGTAAACCAACTGGGTAATTGACTAAAATAATCAAAGAATAATTTTATCTTATCCATAGCAGTTGGATCATCCGATACCACTGCCCAAGCCAAAATTAAAATTGGAGCCGAAAGTATAATTAAAACAAATTCGTCTTTCCAATCTGATTGTCTGGCCTCTAATAATTTCCCTTGATATTCACTTTCCCCACGAGCCATTTTAGAAGCATGCATATGTTGTGCATCTGCCATAGCCATTTTGGTTTCTTGCCGCTTCTTATAAATGTGAGAGGCGGCATTGATACCTAATTTTAAAGCACTAAACCACATATTAACGAGCCGTTGTTGGAACGTTATTTGAACCTACTAGGGGTGCTTCGGCAAATGCCATGTAGATATATGTGTTACCAGAAGCATTATTATTATTTACTAAATGGTCTCCAGAAGTTCTCATTTTCATTCCATTTGACAAAATATCAAGACCATAATTAGTAGGTTGATTTGTTATTTCTGCACTATTAGAATTTGGAAATAAACTATCATCAGCTAAATTAAATAAAGTTCTTTTATTATCTAAAATAAACCAGTTATTTCCATTAGTTGTATTTTTAATCATAACAAAAGCAGGTTTAAATCCTGTATAAACAAATGTTCCATCTGTACTTCCATTTCCTGTGTAGCTTCCAAATTTTGAATAACCTTTAACAGAGTGAAAACAATAAGCGATATAGTTATAACTTGAACTGTTAAAATAATGGTCACCTGAGTTCATATTAATTACATCTGAATCTGGATAAAATGAATTTGCACTTAAACCACTTAGTGCATAATTTTGGTTTAAATATATTCTTTTTACTGAAGCACCTGAGCCTGTACCAAATCCTGTAAACCAAGTTTGCCAATCTGTTGAATGACCTCTACTTTTAATAATTACCATGTTAGGAGTTTGATTTAGTCCATGTCCAACTGTTGCGCCTGTTGTTGAATTTCCTGTATAAGACACAATACTAAATCCACTTGTAGTATTAGCACTAACAGTTGAGGTTATGCTTCCATCTGTGTTTGATGAACCAGAACCATTTGCTTTCCAAGCCCAACCTACATAAGTAGAACCAGAAGCAGATATAATTCCATCAGAACCACCCATACTCCAACCATCATTATCAAAAGAAGTTAATGAGCCACTTCTTGTACTTTCTGCTGAAGTTGTATTTGAACTTAAAGTTTTTGTTGCACCTCTTATTGCATCAAATAATCCATGATTTTCAGCACCATCTCTTTTTTTAGCCCAGACAAAATCTGGTTGAAAACTTAAAGAAGATACATCTGTTGCACCACCTGTGTATGTAGTTGTTTCAAAATAATCTGAACTTTTATTAATTGTTGTGTATGCCATTATAAATTTAATCCTTTCGTAGATAAGGCCGTATAGCCTGTTGGGACATCGTATTCAAAAATCCCGTTTCCGCTTGCATTCGTTCCTGCACTAGCTACTGCTGTAGTTCCGAAGTAGCCATTGCCGAAGTTAAAATTTATTACTCCTCCTGTATAATAAGTAGTAGTAGCAAAATAATATGTATCACTTGGTATTGATGAAAGTGGATTACCATAGGTAGAGCCATTTCTATAAAATTGTGCTGTTCCATTAGTTGCGTCAAAAGCAAGTCCAGCAATATCACCATTAGAAAATGCAGTTAATCCTGTTTGAATGTTGCTACCACTACCTACTAATCTTCCTTCTGTTTCAAGTGCAAAAACTCCAAAATCTTTTAAAGAGCCAGATATAGCTTGTGATGTGCTTATAAGTCCAATTATTGCTTGAGAATTTACTTTAGTTATTAATTTTGCTTCTACATAATATTTACCAGAACTAGGAGCAATAGTTGAAGTACCATACTTATTTGTCCAATCGTCAGAACCACCACCTGTAATAGTATTATTACCATTACTAAAAGTATTATCTCTACTTTCATAAACTAAAGGATTTAATGTAGCAAAAACATTTGAAGGACAATCTTCAGTATTCGTTAATGTACCACCACCAACTGTAAAGTTATTACCATTACCAGATTGGTCAGTAACACTATTACCATCTTTTAAAATAAAGAAACCATTAGTTCCATAAGTTACACTTGGAGAAGTTTTAATTTTCCATTCTCCAGTTGTTGCATCTGTTTCTCCAAATGTTGATGCGTCATAAGCTGTGCCGTCTATGAAGTGAATGTGTGATAAAAGATATTCATGGTAAGCTGTACCACTTGCAAAATGTTCTCTACCAAATGAGTGTACGATTGTATCATTAATTCCATAAAAATCATCATTTTGGTCTGGATAAGTGCTTATTTCAAAAGATGTAATTTGAGAACCATTAACATATAATTTTGCTCTATCAGAAGCAGTTGATTGAGTAGTATCTACAGCTAATATAATATTGTACCAACCAAAAGTATCTCTGTATAAAGCATTTGACCTAAAAGTAAGAGCCTTATCACCACCTGATGCTGTTGAATCAATTTGTATTTGGTTATTTCTAAAACCAAAATAAAAAGCATCTAGGCTTCCAGTTCCATTTCTTGCAGTTAAAATATAATCACTTCCTAAAGTTGTTCTTTTAACCCAAACTGATAGAGTAAAAGTTTTTTTATTTCCTGCTGAACTTGGTGTTCGTGTTATAAATGTATTAGCCATTAGTTAACCCCCACTATTTCTTTAATTAATTTTTTAATTTTATTCATTATATTTTTTATTCCTTTTTTAATTTTATTCATTAATTGAACTGTCCGCCTCCTGTAGCACCAAATGTTGATGTTAAGCTAAAACTACGGTCAGCAGTTTGGCCTTCAGCATCGGTTGCTCTTATTGTAAAATTATAAGTGGTTGGACTTGTTGATGAACCACCAAAATCTGTTGTACTTAAAACACCAGCAGAAGATAAAGTAACATTAGCCGTAGCCAAATTACTTCCAACTTCACTAAATGTTACAGCACTATCTGAAGTAGCTGCAACGGTTGCAAGTGTACCAGAAAAATCTCCAGCAAAAGAACCTAAACTACCTGAAGCAGTTGTCCAAGTTGGGGCATCAGATACAGTTAATATATTTGTACTTGATATAACTGCATTACCATCTGGATTTTCAATTCTCATTCTATATTGAGCATCAACACTTAAAGTAATTGTAATTGTTAATGATGTAGAATTATTAAAAGTAATTGTTGAAGCAGGATACCATATACCTGTAGCAGTATTTATAAATTCAACTTGAGTACCTGATATAAAATTAGATCCTGTAATTGTAATTGTTGATTCAGTATTATCTATTGTACTTGGTGATATAGAAGTAATAGTTGGTTTAGTTTCTCCAACTGTTACACTTCCACCTAAATTAACAGATGTGCCATTAATAGTTATTGATTGACCTTCAACAAAAGATTTAACTGATTGTTGAGATGGTGTTTTAGTTTCACTATCAGTAACCATATCATCTTCATCAATAACATTAGCAGCAACCCTAGCATCAGCTCTTCCATCAGTATAATATAAATTAGTATTTTCAGGTACAATTGATGTATCTAAAGTACTTGTTGTTGAATAATTTGATGCATTACCTATAAATATTTTACCATCATCAAGGTTTGGAGTTGCATTGCTTCTACCAGCACCTTGAATTAATATAATACCTGTTGAAGCATGAACTTTTTCAATTTTACCAATTTTTTGAACTTGACTAGATTCACCGCTTGGTTTTGTTTTAGTTAATTGACCAGCCGTAGTATCTACAAATAAGCTATCACCTTCAGTCCAAGTACCACCAATATTTTGTGTTGTATCAATATTACTTATTTGACCAAATGTTAAAACATCAACATTTGCATTATTATTTACTGTAGCATTTGCAAGACCAACTGCTGCCATTTTAGAACTATCATTAGCATCTGCTTTTGATACAACTGGAGTATTACCACTTACACCTGAAATATAAACAACATCACCTTTTGTTAAAGCTTCTCCTGCTTCAGATTTCATTAAATTAGCACCACGTAAATTACCAATGAATTCTGCAGCTGTTACTTCATTAAATGTTACATTATCAGTAGTATTTAAAGTTTGATCAAATGGATTAGAAGATAAACTTGATAAATCAACAGTATTACCATTTGAAATACTTAAATTTGGATTACTAAATGATAAAGTTTGACTATCAGTTTCAGATGTTAAATAACCTGCATCATTTGTCCATTGTGATATAGCACCAGTTTTATTTGTTAAATTATCTGAAGAACTTGCAGTTATAAATCCTGCTGTATTTGTATCAATAACTGTTTGAACTTTTGAATCAGTATAATATTTATTTGTTCCTTCAGCTAAATCAGAAGTTGTTTTACCAGATAAATCTAATGTTGTTGAAATAGAAGCATTAGCTGTTCCATCAAAACTAGCAGATCCAGTTATTGGTCCTGTTAATGTAATATTTCTAGCAGTAGCTAATCTTGTTGCTTGATCAGCAGAAGTTACAGCATCATTAATTTGTACATATGCACTTCCTGACCATCTATAAACATCACCTGTATCTTGAGCAATATATATTTTACCTGTTTCACCAGTTACTGGAAATGAAGCAAAGTTTGCATATTCTTCAACATCATCAACATAACTAGGTAATTGTGAAGCAGCAACTTTACCAGTACCATCTAAACCAGCATAACCATTTATTTGATTTTTATTACTTGTTTGTTCAAATTGTGTACTATCCAATCCATCTATAGTTCCTGCATCAACACTTAAATTATTAACAAATGTTGTATCAACACGTGCATCTATAGCTGCATTCATTGAACTAGTATCAACTGTACCGGATGGGCCTTGTGGACCTGTTGCACCTTGTGGGCCTTGAGGACCTTGTGGTCCAGCTACACCTTGAATACCTTGATCACCTTTAGCACCAGCCGGACCGGTTGGACCTGTTAAACCTTGTGGACCTTGAGAACCTGTTGGACCTTGTGGGCCTGTATCACCTTGTGGGCCTTGAGGACCTGTTGCTCCTGTTGGACCAGTTTGATTTGAAACTTTTATTATTGGAGGAGTTCCATCTACTTTAATTGTCATAATTATTTAATTCCTTTATTGAGGTTGATATCTTATTACAAATACGAACCTTATAGATTTTTTAACTTCAGGACTACCTGCAGCCCATTGAACTTTCATAACCACAATATATGGTGATGTATCATCAGGAGCAGCAGTAAAACTACCTTGATCTGATAATAATGTTTCAGGTACTAATAATTCAAATTTACCAGCAGTACCAGTATTATGTATAAGTTCTGCTTTTGTATATGAATGTTCAGTTGCAGTTGGTTCTTTTGTTAATGAATCAATTACAATAGATCCTCTTTTTCTTGTAACAGTTGCTTCAAATAATTCAGATTTTATATCAAAAGTAGTAGCGGCATCACTAAAATCTATAGTTCCATCTTCTACTGATATTAAAAACTGATTACCTTCGGCTACTTCTCGAGCAATAATATTATCTGCTCCTCCTAAGTAATGTTGTATGTTTGATATTCTCATATTATCTCCTGTAGGTTAGTTATGAGTAAATATATATCTGTGGACATATATTTATTTTATTAAGTTTGTTTTACCCAGGCAGTACCATTCCATTTATAAATATATTCAGCAACTAAAACATCGCTGTTACTATCTGTTATTGTGTAAGTACTTCCTTTGTTAGTATAAATTGTTGCACCAGTATCATCAATACCTAAAGATAGGCCAGTAATATCACTATCATTGCTTACTCTATAAGCTAAATATATTTTAGTAGAAAAATAAATCATTTCTGATCCACTTAATACTGTATCAGGACTATCAACTGGTATATTATATATTTCAGAAACAGTTAAAGCTTCAGTATCAATAACATATTGACCGTTTGAATTGGCAATTATGTCAAAAAATCCATCTACTAATGCTGCAGATCCATTTGACATACCATCAAAAGCAAATTCTGGAGTTTTTATAGTTGCTACTTTATATCCTGGAAATATAGTTCCTAAAGTATTTTTAGTAGTTTCAAACCACGAATAATCTGTTGCAGTATTTGAAAATACATCTTTATTAGCTAAAGTTACAGATCTTAAACCATAATAATCTGGTGTTTTTGAACCCAATGTTGTAATTGAAGCATTACCAACACCTGTTGTAAAATCACCTATTGTATTTCCTGTACCACTATTATTAGATACAAGTAATTGATAAGTATTACTTACATATCCATTATTAACTGCAGTAAATCTAATTTGATTAGTAACCGGTTGATCTACTTCAATAGTCCAGTCAGTTATTAAACTATTAACATTACCTATTATATCTGCAATTGTATTTACAGCACCAGGTAAAGCTGGATTAAAACCAACAAAACCTTTATTATAATCAGATGAAGTACTTCCTGGTTTAGTTACTTGAACATTAGTTTTTCCAGCATCATCAATATCTGTTTGTGTTGTACCCAAAATACCTTGTGTAATACTTTTTGTAATATTTGAATCAGAAAAAGTAAAATCTAATCCAATATCATCTTGAATTGTTGTAGTATAATTAACTATTTTTGAATCACCTGAATCTATTGAAGCTGTTATATATCCACTTAAAGAAGCATTTAATGCATTTTTAAATTCAAGAGCACCCGCTGTTGCATCTAAATTATTGCTAAATGATGTAGTAGTTCCACCAGTAAATGTAACCTTATTAAATAAAGGCTGTCCATCCATAGTTTTTGTATATAAATCAGGAGCAATAATATTATATGTTTCACCTAATACCCCAGTTCTTGTAATTGAAGCATTACCAAAAACAATATTACCTGCATCCGGTCCAGTAACAGATCCGTTACTTACAGTAGCAGTCCATAATTCACTAGGATTCGAATCAAATGCAATTGATCCAGTAAATGTAATTGTTTTAGTTGCAGTATCATATGTAGCAGTATAATTATTAGGAGATTCAGTAGTATTATTTATTAAATCTGCTAAATTATTTCCAATATCATTTGATTGATCATCAGTTTCTAAATTAGCTGCAACATTTAATGTTAATGTACCTGTTCCATCAGGTTCAGTTAAAGTTATATTTGTAGCAAATGAAGTACCTGCTCCATCTGTTTCATGTTCATAATTATGAATAATATTTGTACCATCACCAGCAACATCATTAATTGAAAAAGATGTTACTTCATTTGAAGATGTACCTAAATTAACTATTATTTCATATCCTGAAAAATCAACAAGACCACTATCAGGATTTATATCATCTACATAAGCAGGTAATGAAACAGTTACACCACTTATACCTAATCCTAATATTCCTGTTCTAATTTCAGATAATGCATCAATAGCACCAACACCATTTGATAATGTAGCATTATGTAAATATCCTAAAGTGCCTAAATTAACTGAATATTGTGTATTTGATCCTGCACTCCATCTTGTTTCTGAAGTAGGTTCAGTTGAATTATAAATATATAAGTCATTATCTAAAATAAATTCTTTACCAAATCCAACAATATCTGCTGAATCTGAATAAGTAAATTGAGATGAATAACCACCACTATCAGTAAATATTTGTGTATTTGTAGTTGTTACTACAGCAACATTAGTACTATCTATAATATGAATATTTTTTAAACTATTTCTTACATTAATACCAGTAATAATATCTGAGCCCGACCATGTTCCTGCGTTTGCGTAAACAGAACTGATTGCCATTTTTAATTTCCTTTATTAGTTAAATTGTCCACCACCAGTTGCAATAGATAAAGTAAAATCTATTGAACTTGTTGCAACAACTTGTGAAGCTGAATTAGTGTAAGTAATTACATTATTATTTGAGCTAGCGCTAAAATTAGCTAAATTATCAATTGCAGAAGCTATAGCCGTAGCCGTACCTGCAACAGTTGAAGACATAGTATCTGTTAAAATACCATAATCTGTTAAATTTAATGTCCAAGTTTTTAATGCATCATCAGTATTATCATAATTACTATCTAATGTAATTGTATATGTATTTGTTGTTCCAGGTCTGGTTAAATTTATTTCTCTAACAGTTGTGTTTGTAGTAACTTTTATAGTATCATCATCTTGTATTTTAATTGATATGATACCACTAACAGTTTCAACATCTTGAAATACTTTTTCATATCTATGATAATATCTAATTTTAGTTCCATTATACCACACAATAATTTTATCATTTGTATCTACAATGTTATTGCTAATATCTAAATTTGATATTGTATCTAGTATTGTCATTATTTTATTCCTATATTAATTAAATTGTGCACCACCTAAAGCTCCTAATAATGATGGTATTAAATAAACATTCCATATTTCACCTTCAGTAACTGATGAGTTATAAAGTAAAACATCATCTCCCATATTAGAAACATTAAAGTTTTGAACACCACCTGCATTTGTTCTTGCAAAATATGTCCAAGCATTATTAACTAATTTAAATGAAAATAATTCAGTATTAGACATTACATACGCAGTTGAAGTACCTATAGATACAGATCTTCCAAAACCGCTTGATACACCATCAGGAACTAATGAACTTAATTCTAAAATACCATTAACTTTAACACTATTAGATGAAGAATCTGCAGTTAAAAAACCAGCTGTATCCCAATCTTTAGCATTTGCAATTACTTTTCTAGATGTAGCATTTTGTATATCATCAGCTAAATTAATATGTAATAATTCTTTTTGTGTTACATTACCTCTTGTTCCTGTAAAACTTATTTCTTGTTGTTCTGTTACAGCAGTTCCTGAATTAAAACTTGCTGGAAATGTTACAGATCCAGAACCATCAGTACCACCAGTTCTTGTAATTGTATTAATTGTAGTTCCTGCATAACCTAATTGTTGAACAGCAGGGGCATCATTAAATGTATCTCTCATATTAGATCCAGTATTACTGTCACCATATCTAATTTGAGTAAATCTATTTACAACTCCATAAGGGTTTTTTGTATCATTTGGATCTACAATAATTCCAGAAACACCTGAAGTAATACCACCAGCACCTGGTCTAAATACACCAAAATCATAAGCATTAGAAAAGGATCCTCTAGCAAATTGGTTTATTGGTCTTACCCAAAATACTAATGTATCTGTAAAATCTAAATCAAATACTTTATGTGTAATTGTAGCACCTTCAGTAAATGGACCTGTTGATGTTCTAAATGAAATATTAAATTCTCTATCAGCAATAGGATCACTAACACTATCTCCAACATATATTTCAAATGTTTCAGTTAAACCGGTTGGAACAGTCCATTGTAATTCTACAAATGGTGTAGAAGAATCTGTATCACTGTTAACTGATGTTAAATCAGTAATTGTTCCAAAATTTCTAGGATTAGCTAAGTTTGTATTTGGAACTGTTTGAAATTCTGTTAATGCTTGTTCTGCATATGCTGTAGCGTTATATTCTTGTGCAGTAATATAATATCCTGATACACCATCAGTATTCATTTCAGTTTCAGTAATAGAATTAATTTTAAATAGTTTATTAGTAAAACCATAAGTACTGTTTGTAACTGATATTATATCTGTAACTTGTAATGCTAAAGCTCTTGTATCTGTTTTAAATGATACAATTAAATTATCTCTTGATTTTTTAATAATAACATTAGCAATTCTTTCAGCCATAATATTATTATTTACATATTTTAATCTTGTATCTTGAACTAATTCAGGTTCATTATATGCTTTTTGATTACTGTCTAAGCTTAAAAATACTTGATCATCTTGAAATTTTTGATCAATAGAATTAAATGAAACATTCATTTTATTTAATGTACTGTTAAAACCATCATTAACTATAGTAACATCACCATACATATTATCAGGATTAAATGACATTTGAGATGTTCCTGTAGTATCAGAAATAACTTGAAATTTACCTAAATGATAACCAAATATTGCTTGA